AAAGGGCGTGATTCTGGCCAGAAAACCGATGTATGATGTATAATTAATTTTTAAATTAATTTCCTTTAAATTCAACAATTTAGGCTTAAATTTAAAATATTTTCAAAATAATACTTGTCAAGTTTTTAAAAAGGCGTATAATACAACTTATCGAAACAAACCAAACAACGAAAGCCGAACATCATGAACATCAACACCACCTACTTGCAAGAAATGCTGAACAAAATCGTTACTGCTAACGACGGCGCAAAAATCGAAGCTATCGAAGCTATGATTGCTGAATTGACTGAAATCAAAGAAGTTACCAAAACTGAAGAAGAAATCATTGAAGCTCAAAACGAATTGGAAAACCTTGAAAAAGTTTGCATTGGCGATATTCCAGACGAAAACTTCGAAGAGTTTGTAAAATCCCACAAAGCCGCCGTTTCAGCCGCTAAACAAAGAATCTATGAATTGCGCGTTTCATTGTTTGATAAAGGAATCCCTCCATTCTTGCTTGATTCGAAAGTTTGGAGCATGAATGAAGTAGCTAAAAAATGTAGCACTCAATACAAATAAATCAATCCATCAACAGACTGTAAACAGTCTATAAACAACGAAAAAGGAAATCTAAAAATGAAACAATCTAACATTTCAAAAATCGCTGCTCTTCGCAAACGCTTGGCACGCTTTGCATATACCAAAGAGGAAGCATTAGCACATGCCAAGGATTATTTAGGCAATGGCCTGAAGTTTGAATCCGAAGACGTTGTAAACACACGCGGCTATGCGGCTATCATGTTTACCGTCTATGATGAAAATGACGAATACCGCCAACTCCAAGCAGAAATTTGCGCCGATAAAGAAGAATTTACATTTGAGTCAATTGGCCTTAAAGAAAGCGTTTACCGTTCAAATGCACGATTAGCCGCCGCCATTAATAATAAATCACGAATCAAAAGCAAACAAGCATGGATTCTCAATTATTACCATGACAACGGCGGCTTTTATGAAGTGTTGGTTAGTTATGCTACCGTCATTGCCGCTTGGAAGGTCGACACCAATATCATCTACTTGCAAAGAGGTGCACGCAGCTATTCCCATACGACCTGCCGCCATTTATCAGACTTTGAAGCGCATGTTAGCCGTATTCTTGGAGTAAGCAACAAAACCGCCGTTTTGAAATGGGCGCGTTTTGAAGGTTGAGCGAAAGGGGATATAAAATGGACGCATGGCAAATTGTAAACAAATATGATAATGTAATCTGCAATTTTTACGAAGGTTTGATGATAGGTTGCAACGGGCAATCATATTCAAGACTCTATCTTGATTTACAATCAAACGAAATTTTTCAGAATGTGGAAGCGTCTTGCAACACATGGTTACACCGTGAAGATGGAAGCCTAGCAGAAATTGCGCATGATAACGGTTTCGGCGCGGATTTGTCAGAAGGCGAAGCCGACTATTTGAAAGAATACGGCGTTTCGGATTTTGGCTTTGATGATTGGCTAGACGGTTATTTAATCCCAAACATTCAACAAGCCTTAGCTGATTGGGAGGATAAACAATGCAAAAAATGATGTACATCGCCGCTCTTGGCTGTCTATTCGCCGCCATGCAATCGGGAAACTTTCTTTATATGATTATGGCCGCCTTATTCGCTTATGTGTTGATAGGAGCCGCTTATACCATGACTGAAGAGAATGAAGAAAAGGAAGATTGACAATGGAATATAAAAGATTAGAGGTTGTATCCGTTGACGGTTCGATTTACAGTCAAGACGCGGCGCATGAAATAAATTGTCTTGCATGTTCCAACGGCTTCAATTATGCCAAGGATGACAACGAATTGTTGACGTATCAGCGATTCTTTGAAAGCGAGATAAACTCTTGTATCGAATCAATCAAAGACGGCCTGAAACTGGAAATAACGGACGTGGACGAAAGCGACGTTATACAATGAGAAACAAACCGCCTGATACTAATCGGGCGGTTTTCTTTTGGCCGCTTGCTTTTCGCGGTTTTCTTTTTGGCCTATGCTTCGCTGATTGCTTTCAGGCCGCCGCCTGATTGTGTCTTAACAATCTTTACACGCGTAAATCACGCGCTTTCAATCCGCCGCCTTGAGCGGTTTTCTTTTGGCCGTCGGAAATGTTAAGTTATAAAATCTAATAACCTTACATTTTATATAGTCTATTTCAATCAAGCCTTTAGAGGCTTTTCATGTTATCTGATACGTTCACAATTCACAATTATTTAAAAATAAATCAATCGCTTTGAGTTAAAAGCCGCCGCCGTTGCAAGCGGATAGCGGCGAAAAGGTATGACGGCAAATGTAAAGACGAAGCCTTCTTTACAATGTGGCTTTCGAAAAGGTACTTCCTACGAGCGGAGAGCGGTCAGCGCGGGCGCAGAACCCCCGATTCCGAGAATGCGCCGATTTTGCATGTTCGGTAGTCCTTGATTTTTAAAGAAATTTTTATGCGTTTTAAAAATAAGCGGATGATTAAAAAAATTTAGTTTGTAAATTTCCTTATAAATCAACTGTTTATTCGACCGATTTTGAAAATGTCAATTTTTAGGCACATAAGATATTGATTTTTATAAATTTTTCAGAAATGACGAGAAATGCACCAGAATTTTGAATTTTCAGATTCTCAATTTCGCGCGTAGAGCGTCTCAGATTGAATTTTAGTTCTAGGGTAGGGGTTGGTATAGGTGAGGGTATAAAAATCGCTCTGAGGGTGCTTTTTGGGGCAGGAATCGATATTTTGATGTTTTCGAGGGTGTGTTCCAGTGGTTTGGAGGTCGATTTCGCCGACCGATGAAGTGTGAAGGAATGTGAATTTTTGTGTTATTTTCGTTAGTTCCAACTGGCCAAGTGCCAAAAATCGGTCATTTTTGGCGTTTTCCTTAAAAATCAACGATGTAGCTTATTTTGTAAGGCTGTTAGGACTTGTTAGGAAGCCTCCTTACAGAATTTCTCCAATAATTCCAGTGACTTAAGTGCATTTGTTAGAATGTTAGGAAATTTCTTTATTTTCTTATATAATAAAAAAAAGAAGAAAGGGGAAAAGGTATAACAACACTATAAGGAAATATAATACACATTCGTATCGTCACATATAGCAACATTGGCGTTTTTTCCTTACTTCTTACAAAATCCACAAATTATTGATTTTTATAGGACTTTTTGTTTGTTAGTAAATTTTTTGGTCGTTAGAAAGACCAAAAACACCTTTACAAAATGACTTTTTTTTGCTTGATGAGAACGGTTATCATCTAAAAATGTTGATGACTTTATGATGAAACTATAAGTTCTGTCATGTATTTAAAACATGAAAAATGAAAAATCAATTTCAATTTTTGGAAAAATTCCATTTTGGCGACTCTTTCTAACACGAAATCTTTTGGAAATTTGGAAAATTTTGGATTGTCACGCTCTGAAAATCCTGAGATTGGTCGTTAAGAGTTCTTTACATATGTAAATTGAAAACCCCAGCTTGACGATAAAGTCCGTTTTAACCTAGAATTGCATCAAACCCCTCTATTTGATAGGAAAGTGAAGGAAAAATGATTAAACGCTATTATAAAGACACCGCACTACCGCTTATGAAGCGCGGCTTTGAGGTCGTGCCGATTACTCAGGGTAAGAAATTCCCCGAAGGACTTGATTGGAAAAATTTACCACAAACAGAAAAGTCATATAACGAGATGGTTAAAAAGTTCGGCGACAATGCTGGGCTTGGCGTTGTCACAAGCAACCATCTTTTAGCAATCGACATTGACGTGTTAAACCCTCATGCTGCACGCGAACTCATTCAGTACGTCCGTGAAATGCTTTCAACAGACAAAATCATGGTTCGTCGAGGTAAGAAACCAAAAGCACTGATTCCGTGCTATGTACCCAACGCTATCGGCAAAATTGTGTCTTCCGTATGGTATTCTGAAAAGTACGGTCGTATGCAAATTGAGTTGTTGAACAACAGCAAGGATGGCCATCGCCAATTTGTTGCATTTGGTGATTATCCAAACGAAGAGGGTTTGCATTACGAATGGGAGAATGATTACTCCCTGCTCGATATTGAGCGCGTTGAGGACTTGCCGACCTTCCGACCTGAAATGATTCAACCGTTGTTCCGATATTTTGATGACTTGATGTATCGGAATGAATATGAGCGTATTGCTCTCACCAATTTGCATAACGTCAAATTAGATGACGTTCACATTGAAGAGGATGAAGATTACGACCTCTATAACGACTCGAAGCAGGTGAAAATCTCGGATGAGCGCGTTGAGGAAATTGTCAATTCCTTAACCGAGGGTTTCTACGACAGTTATGAAAAATGGGTAGCTATTGGTCAGGCAATTAAATTTCAAATTGATGATTCCGAAAAGGGTTATCAAATTTGGAAGGCTTGGTCACGAAAAGCCACCGACCCGTCTACTGGCGAACCATATGACATCAAGGATTCAACCCTTCGCGCAAAATGGAAGAGTTTCCGTAATGACCGCGCAAACGTGGTGACGTTTGCAAGTGTTCTGTATGACTATTACTCATCTGCGAAGAATGAAAATTTCACGCAGACATTTGAGAATCTAAAGCGGATGTTCGAAGAATGCGATGATATTCGTAAATATGACGAATTGATTGCGGAGGCTTCATATAACCGATTCACTACGGCGCAACAGAATGCAATCGAACACGTCATTGCCCGAACATATACCCGATTGTATGGTGAGAAAATCAGCGCGAGTGCTGTTCGCAAAACGCTCACTGAGGCCATCGAGCAGTTTGATACGCCTGAATATATGAAGAATTGGGTATATTTACTCAATGGAGACAAATTCTACGATACGAAAGAAGGTTTGGCGGTTTCCCCTACGTCATTTGATACGCTGATTTATCACTCCGTGTCGGATGCAATGAGCATGAAAATGCGTCCGCAGGACTTGGCCTTACGAGCATATAAAATACCTAAAGTAATTGACGCGGTGTACATGCCTACGATGGGTAACTTGTTCAAATTCAGCGAACGCTCTAAGTACCAATATATCAATGCTTATGACAGCAAGAATGTGCCTGAAGAGCCTTCTCGCTATTCCAAGGGTGATTTGGCAGCCATCGAATTGGTTGAAAAGCATTTTGAGCATATGATTGAAGACCCTCGTGAACGCGAAATCTTCCGTCAATGGGTTGCGTATCAGGTGCAATACACTGGCTACACGCTTGGCTGGGCGGTATTCCTCCACGGTGTCGGCGGTGATGGTAAATCGTTCTTCCATTACCTGATTTCTGCGATGATTGGTAAAGAAAACGCCAAAATTGTGTCACAAGATGCGATGAAATCTGGGTTTACAAAATGGGCGACCAATCTCAGCTTCGGTACAGTTGAGGAAGTGCATTTGGCTGGTGTTAAGGGTGTTGAAATCTACGACAAACTGAAAACCATCATCGCCAGCCCGACGATTGCGATGATTGCTAAGGGTAAGGATGAAATCAACGTGCCCAATACTGCCAACTACCTGTTCTTGAGTAACCGACTGGCGGCCTTACCAATCGATTCGTCTGACCGACGTATTTTTGCCATCTACTCCAGATGGCAGGAGGCCAGTAAGATTGAGCAATTCAAGAAGGAGAATCCGAAGTATTATCCCGACTTGCACAACACCTACAAAAACCATGCAGGTGCATTGCGGAAGTATTTCCGAACCGAAGTCAAAGTCAGCGACGAGTTTTTGTCCTACTACGACGCACCGCGCACGGTTTCGCGCCAGCGTTTGATTAGCGAAAATATGCCTGAATCCATTCAGGAGTTGTTGGAGATTGTTGCCAAGAATGATGACCCGTTCTTGTGTGAAGAGTTTCTGGATGTGAAATACTTCCGCCAAATGAAACTGGCTGATAAAAACTTCAAGGACGCAAATATCCGTTGGCAACAACACCTGATACCGCTGGGTTACGAGCTTGTTGTTAATGCAGTGCGTATTCCTGAGATTGATAAGTCGTATTTGCACACGATTTATTCCAAGAATCCGACGCGATTCAAAAATGCCTCGGTGAAACTGTCCGCCGCTATCAGACAGTACATCACCAATGCGGCTAACCCCGAACTTGAATATGACAAGAAGTTTGATGCTGTCGTTGAAGGGGAAGAATTGGAAGATTTATAAAAAAAAAGTGTTGCATATTGCTGTGAAACACGGTAATATGTAACTTCCTAAACCAAATCTTGTTTGTTAACCCCAACATAAGGAAGACTAAAATGAATGAAATTACATTGACCCAACTCTACACTGCTATGGTGAGTTTGACTGAAGCCCTCGACCGCAATACCAATGCAATGCTGTCGCAACAAGGCCAGCCGACTAAGCAGGAAAAACCTGCACAAGAAGCGGTGAAAGAAGCCGCTGAAGAAACCAAAGAAGCCCCTGCCCCTGAAACAGCCGCCGATGACAACGACATCACACTGGATGTTGTTCAAGCGGCATTGCTCGATGTGAAGGCCAAACACGGCGCAGATGCGGCTAAGGCTATCTTGAAAGAAGTAGCTGGTGTGGCCACTGTAAAACGCACCCCTGAAGACAAATATCAAGCCGTCATCGACGCTTGCGCGGCCAAGATGGAAGAAGACGTGGTTGAGGAGAAAGAGGAAGAACCTGTTACTCCGAAACACAGCTTGGATGACGTTAAGGCTGCTGCCAAAGACCTCGGCGCACTCGGTCGCACATGGTTGGAAAAAGCCAAGGAAATCATCGCAGAAGTAGGTGGCGCGGCTAAAACAGCAGACGTACCTGCTGAAAACTACGACAAGTTGTACGAAGCACTGGTATCCGCTAAAGAGGCTGCTGAATCCGAAGCAGAAGCTGATTTGTAAAATTCGAAAAGAGCGGTTAACCCGCTCTTTTTTTTGTATGAGGTTTCGTATGAAAGAGATTGAAATTAAGCTTGACTGCCATTCGGTTTTCTCGCCGAGTTCGAGCGAAATGTGGCTGAATTGTTCGGGAAGCCTATTGGCAAACTTAGCAATTCGCGCGACGGATGGTAGTGGTTCTTCAGAAGCAGCCGCAGAAGGCACTGTTGCGCACGAAATGGCCGAAATCTGGTTACGCAGTGGTCGCAAACCAATCCAGCACCTTGGTGAAGTGAAAACTGTCGACGGATTCGACGTAGAAGTGACTGAAGAGATGTTTGATTATGTAGCTGAATACGTCAACTGGTGCAACGACCAAGAGGGTGATAAGTTCGTGGAGGTTAAGGTTGACTTCAGTCATTTGACTCCTATCCCGAACCAAAAGGGCACGTCCGACCACGTTTGTTGCAACAACGAGAAGCTGACAATCACCGACCTGAAGTATGGCATGGGTGTAACGGTTGATGCCGAGAACAACACGCAGTTGCAAATATACGCGCTTGGCGTGCTACACGACTTTGGCTTCCTGTACGACTTCAAGACTGTCGAGATGCGAATTTGTCAGCCGCGTCTCAACCATTTTTCAACATGGGAAATCAGCGTTGAAGAATTGCTCAAGTTTGGCGAATATGTCAAGGAACGCGCAAAAGCGGCTCTTGAACCGAACGCCGAACGCGTGGTTACTGAAAAAGGCTGTCGCTGGTGTCGTGTGAAAGCACAATGTCCTGAGCAAGCGCGTCACATTGAGGAGTTGATTGGTGATAAATTTGACGCAGAAGAGCCTGTTTCAGAGCGAATTACCAACGGCACTTATCTGGCGAAATTGCCCGAAATTGACGAATTAAGCATGGAAAATGTCGAAAAGATTTACAGTAAAATCAAAATAGTTAAGTCTTTCTTCGATGAAATTGAGAAAAAACTGCTTGACTTCGCCCTGAAAGGCGGTAAAATGCACTCATACAAGTTAGTCAGCGGCAGGAAACAACGGAAGTGGGTTGACGAGGCTCGCACACTTAATTTTATCCAGCAAGATACGGTATTTGACTTGGATGAATTCCAGCCAAGACAACTTGTTAGTGTGGCGTTTGCAGAGAAGCTCTGCAAACGTCATAAAATCGATTTCGAACCCTTGAAAACGATGGTAGATGAATCAAGTGGGAGACCCACCATCGCACCAATCGGCGATAAGCGACCTGCTTTGAGCATTATCGACATGGATTTGAAATTCGAAGACTAAAGAGAAGTGGGCGACACTCTTTCAAATCAAACGCCCTTCAGTTTATGGATGCCGTCTGGTGAGTTTTTTCTTGATTTTCCTCACCAGTGTCGCTCGCCAAAGCAAGCGACCATCCACCCAACTCCAAACGGCTAAAGAGATGTGAGCGACACTCTTTCAAATCAAACGCTCGACAGTTATGGATGTAGTCTGGTAACTTTTTTCCGCGCATTGCTTCTTTCATTACCAGCGTCGCTCGCCAAAGCGACCATCCGCCCTTACCAGAGTGTAATATCAGTTGGTAGATGGCCTGCCTTGGAAGCAGGAGGTCGTAGGTTCGAGTCCTACCACTCTGACCAGTTATTTGCTACCGTGTGGGCGGCAAACAAAAGAAAGCCCATGTAATTTTTTAATATGTTAGGAAATAAAATGTCAAACATTGAACGTAAAGTTGGTTGTCTGGTACAGTATAAAGACGGTACTGTTATGTTGAAAAATGTGCCTACATGGTACGCTCGAATCGACCATCCTCGTGCTTTCGAAGAAGGCGATAAGAAAAAATTCAGCCTGACCGCCTTCTTGAATAAAGAAGACCATGCCAAAGAAATCAAAATCTTGGAAGATTTGATTCGTGAACACATGGCAAAAGGCGAAGATTGGGAAGACGTTGCGGTTAAAAACCGTTGTTTGCTCGATGGTAGCCGTGTTAAAAACTTGCCTGAAGACAGCGATATTCCAGATTTCTATCGCATTCGCTTCTCCGCCAATGAAAGTTTTCCACCAGCAGTGCGTAACAGCGCAGGCACTAAGCTGAACCGCCGTGTTCCTGAAGACATGGAAGAAATCGAAGAATTGAACCGCAACGGTCGTCACATGACCATTCTGTTCGACTTCTATGGTTGGAAAAGTCCAAAATTCGGTGCTGGTATGACTCTGAATTTGCAAGCGGTTCAAGTTCACAACAAACAAACTGATTTGAAACTCGGCTCAAGCGGTGTCAACGAAGGTGATGACGCTGATTGGGAAACTGAGGATGACGACGAAATCTAATCGTCCGAACAAATACCCAGTGAAAACAAAACACGCTGGGTATTTTTTTTATCAACTGGTACTGACACACTTCCGCAATGGCTGCTGTTGTCTAACCAAGCACAAAAGGAAAACACATCATGTTTGACTATCGCTCAAACGTCGTAATTATGGATATTGAATGTTATCCTAACTACTTCTTGGTTGCATTTCGCGACGCACTCAATCCCGAAAACACAAAACACTTTGAAATGAGGAACGATTCCTCAAAACTCGATACTGCTGGTATCCGTCAATGGTTGCGTTCGTCAACAGTAATCACATTTAACGGCAACCACTACGATATGCCGCTGCTCATGTACGCACTGGAAGGTGTTACTAATGCCGAGCTTAAGGAAGCATCTGACTTGCTGATTGGTGCGGACTACATCGACGAAAACGGCAAGAAGCAGAAGCGTGAATCATTGCGCTCGTGGGAATTCATGCGCTTGTACGAACTCGACTATCCATCATATATGCAGCACATCGATATTTTTGAAATCCCAACAGGCACACTGAGCCTGAAGGCGTATGCCGCGCGGATTGGTTGCCAGAAACTACAAGACCTCCCGATTGATGCCGATAAAACATTGTCATTGATTGAGATGAACGACATCGCAAAATACTGTGACAACGATACGGCGAACACGCTGCGCTTATATGAAACAGTGAAGGCGCAGGTTGACTTGCGTATCGAGATTTCGAAGCAATATAAAATCGACGTTCGCTCCAAGTCTGATGCCCAAGTCGGTGAGGCCATCTTTAAACATGTCATCGAAAAAGACCGTGGTCGTAAAATCTACAAGCCCGAACCGAGTTCGATTAAGCGACGATTCAAATATGACATCCCCGAATACATCTATTTCGAGCATCCAACACTGCAAGACCTGCATGACCTGCTGAAGCATACAGTGTTTGAAATCGAGCCGTCTGGCCACGTTAAAATGCCGCGCGAACTCGCTTCCATGAAGATTCAGATTGGTAAGGGTCTCTATACAATGGGTATCGGCGGCTTGCATTCGAACGAAAGCGGTCAGGCCGTTATCGCAGCCGAAGACGAAATCATTTGTGATGCCGACGTGACATCCTATTATCCATCTATCATTATTAATGGTGGCTACTATCCTGAAAACTGTGGCCTCCCATTCCTGCGCAACTACACGCGATTCCGCGATGACCGTGCTAAGTGGAAGAAATTGCCAGAGAAACAGACCATCTGTAATACCTACAAGATTGTACTGAACGGCTCGTTCGGTAAGCTGTCGTCAATTTACAGCTTCTTGTATAGCCCTAAGATGATGATTCAGGTGACTATTACAGGTCAGCTTTGCTTGTTGATGCTCATCGAGCGTATTGAGAAGGCTGGGTTGCGTATTATATCGGCAAACACGGATGGTATCGTTATTTACGGCAAGAAAGACGACTTTTGGAAGGCCGAACGCGAGATTCATTTATGGGAAATCGAAACTGGTTTCAACATGGAATTCACGCGCTACTTGGCGATTTACAGCCAGTCCGTGAACAGCTATCTTGCACTCAAAGCCCCATCCAAAGGCGAGACAAAACTCAAATGGAAGCGCAAAGGCGATTATGCAGAGCGTGGCTTGAGTCAATCGGGTAACGGCCAAGTTTGCATCGAGGCTGTGATGGCATATCTTGAGCGCGGCGTGCCTATTCGTGAGACCATTGAAGGCTGTACGGACTTCCTCAAATTTACGAACTTCCAGCAGGTAAAAGGCGGCGCATATAAAGACGGTCAGTATCTCGGCAAGGTTGTGCGCTGGTACTACTCAACGAAGACAGAAACAACCATCGTGAACTCGAAGGGTAATAACGTTCCGCTGACTAAAGGCGCAATGCCAGCCATGGACTTACCAGACAAATTCCCGTCAGATATTGACTATGACTGGTATGTGCGCGAAGCCTACTCCATGCTTGACCGCTTGGGTGTTAAAGGTGTCCCTAAAGAAGCGCAGGCGTTTGGCCTTGTTAAAGGCGGTGGTTTCAAATGGGGTCGTCGTGACGGTCAACAGACATGGCATCGAATTGACCTGTCTACCAAAGACGCGTTATGCGAAGCACGCCTTAAAGACCGCCATGACGAATGGGTTTATGCAGATGAATTACCAGCAGATAGTCGGGTCTGCGGTAAATGCAAGCGCAAGTGAAAACCATTAGTCAACGCGAAAGCCGCATCGAGAAAACCAGCCGCCTGCTTGCAGAAAAGCGCG